ATGTAACAGCAATGTATATTCATAAAGAGATGTATCTTAATAATATTAGTGAGGATGTAAAATTAAGACTATCCAAAATGATGTACGGACATGACTTATTTAGCTATGGACTAATTAGCACTTCGAGGGTAGCGCAGAGTATTTTGCATATTAAAGATGTACATTACGAGAAATTTTTAGAGATATATAATACAAATGAAAACGTTTGTGAGTATACGTCACAATTCGAGCAAAACGAAGGTGAGATAAATTCTATGTTGGAAATGATCACACCTATAATAAACGGAACTCGTAAGTTGAGAGTAGACCGAGTATCTGCATATCATTTACGGCATATTACTGTTAAAGAGCTAGCCAGGTATGGTTTGAGAGATATTGCGATTAAAACATATAAAAACAAGACTTTGATTAAAAATGTACTAAAATTCGACTTGACAGAAACTTTTTTTTGTGGTTTACTAATTTGGTTGATGCTATTACCGCCCAAACAGGCAGATATGTTTAGTCTGTCAGATGTTAACACTTGGTTATATAGTAATGAAGAAGATTTCTTTTCAAAAATTAAAAAATACTTTACACTTAAGCTTAAAGCAGTGCAGAATTTAATTGATGTAGATCTTACACCTTTTTTTGAGATGGAGGTCTTGGTCAACAGAGGAATGGGTAATATCAATTGGGAAGACGAGAAAGAACACAGAACGAAACCTAACGTGTGCACTATACCCGCCGCTGATATTTATAAATATAGTTTAGAGTTATTTTCTGATATAAGGATGACTGGTTCTAAACCTAGAAATAAGAAATGGTCGGACTTTTGGGAAAGTAGATGGGAATGGGCACCGACGGGAGTATATCACACCCAATATAATGAAGATAATGAATACTTGGATGAAGAAAAGGAATGCAGGAACAAATTGAATGCATTAAGTAGGATGGAAGAGAAAGAGGTTATACATTTTCTAGATAGAATGCCCAGTATGGTGGCTTGGCCTTCAATAAAATACGAGTGGGGTAAACAAAGATCGATATATGGGGTGGACATAACCAATTTTATATTGTCTGCCTTCGCGTTCTCAGATTGTGAGGACGTACTAGCGGCCAAATTTCCAATTGGTAAAGCAGCGACAGAAAATAATGTACGTAGTACTGTAAAAGAGGTACTTAAAAATGGAATACCATTTTGCTTTGATTTTGAAGACTTCAATTCTCAACATAGTACGATAAATATGCAAATGGTTTTAGAGGCATACTTATGCATTTTTAGAGCTGATATATCTGATGATCAAGTTAAAAGTGTAAAGTGGGTAATGCAAGCGCTGGCAAATGTACAAGTTTTGGATATAAATGATAGGAACAAGTCATATGAAGCGGCAGGTACCTTACTCTCGGGTTGGCGATTAACAACCTTCATGAATACAGTCCTTAATTATGTATACACCAAGGTGAGTATGGAAAACAATGACAATATGGTTAGTACCCATAACGGAGATGACGTTTTAGCAGGAGTGCTAAACCTGAACGAACTATTGGATTTTCTAAATAATTCTAAAAAGAATAATATAAGGTACCAAAGAAACAAGTGTTATCTTGGGGCAATCGCAGAATTTTTAAGGGTCGATCATCTGAGAGGGACAGGTGCACAATATTTGGCTAGGG